CAAGAGTGCGAACTGCTGCCCCAGCATTGTCAAGCTCTGTGACCGCTTTACCGACAAAGGTGATTGCCTGGTACAGGCCAATGAATGCAGCGGCTTGCAAGGCGACACCCTCCACGGCCTTGCTAAAGCTGTTCATTGCCCCAGTACCGCTGGCCAGTGCGGCATCCACCTGCCTTTGCGCTTGCGCTATCTCCCTTTGGGTTGCCGCAAACTGCTTGGAACCAATGGCCGTTTTCTCCAGGGTCTGATTCAGCTCCGACAGCCGACCACGCAACCCATTGAGCGTCTGATCGCTGCCGCTGAACCCACGCTTGAACTCCTCCCCTGCCTGCTTACCTGCCTGCCCGATCTGCCGCGAGGCATCGAGCACACCCTTCACGTCGGCCGTGACCTTGACAACCCATTCGTTCCCTGCCATCTCAGCCCTCCGGTGTCACGACGTACTGGGTGGGATTGGTCCAGCTCAGGGCGTACTGATCGAGCACCCCAATCCCGCGCCCGGGGTGGTCGCCACCGATCGGCACTGCACGGCAGCCAGGAAGCAGGGCGATGATGCGCTGGGTCAGTGCCTGGAGGGCCAGTAGGCCGCTTGCTGGCGACCATTCGCTGATGTAGACCCTGAACTGCGGGTTCAGTCCCGTCTCGCCGGTGAGCATCGCCTGGGTGGCGTAATCGGGGTTGGCCATGATCACCACCTCCAGGCCCGCGACGGTAACGCCCTCGGGCAGCGCCTCATTCCGCTTGACCACCGCGATTGCGGGGATGGCGTCACCATCGCGAGGGGTGTAGGCGCCTAGGGCCGCTGATACCACGGCATCGCCCACCAGCAGGTCGTATAGCTCCTGTGCGGTCGTGGGTAGGCTCATGCCTCAGCTTTCCCGGCGGGCGGGCCGAGCTCGGTGTCAGGCCACCTCAAGCGCAGCGAGGGCCTGGGCAAGCAGATCGCGGGCGACGTCGCAGCGGGGGACACCGTGCTTTGTGGCGACGGCTTCCAGTTGCTGCAGCTGGGCTTCCGGCAACCGCAGGGAGAGGCGTCCTGTCTGCTGCGGTCGGGCGACTGGGGCGGTGATAACAACAGGTGACATGGGAGTCAGTGCGAAGACATCGCAGCTTTCTGTTGCGGCCAGTCAAGAACGCCGATCAGAGCAGATCAAGGCCCACCTTGCCGTAACCGGCCATGCTCACCTTGTACTTGATCACCCCACCGGCATTTTGGTCAGGCTGGTAGTTCTCGAAAAACCCAAAGCCATACTCAACCTGCTTGCCGTTGTTTGGCCCAATGACGGCGTATTTCACCATCAGTTTCTCAACCACGTTGAACTCTTCGCAGAACCGCATGGCACGCCAGGCGGTGTCCGAGTAGTTCATCGCACCTTCCAGGCTCCATTCCTTTGACTTCCCGGTTGCAATCGGGGTGTCATAGCTGCCGGCCTCGTCGTCATAGATGACCACGGACTCCTTCTTGGTGCTGTTGCTGGGCTGGATGTTCATCAGCCCCAGCAGGCGGAACGGGGGATCGGTGCCATCCAGCAGCAGGCTGGGGGCAACGGAACCGGCGGAGACCGCCGCCGTGGTGATGTTGGAGCTAGTCAGGGCGTAACTCAGCGTGAAGGGGCTGACGGTGGTGACAGCCGTGACCACGAACGACCCATTGAGGCTGGTGAAGGGCGACGGCAGATCCTTCACCGCGATGCGCTTGCCAACGGTGATGCCATGAGCCGCCGCAAAGGTCAAGGTCGCCACGTTGGAGGCTAGGGCCGCATTGGTGACAGAGACAGCGCCAACACCAAGGGCGAAGGTGTCACCAGTGCCGGCGGTGATGACCTTGGCGGTGGCGCTTTGAACGGTGGTGTTGTCAATGAACTTGCCGGAGCCCAGGCCACCCAGTGCCACCTGGGTCAGGTCCACCGACGCCGACTTCATCGGCACAAAGTAGAACCTGAACCCGTAAGCCTGCTCCCATGTTTGGGCCATGATTGTTCCGGCCTGGCCGGTGCGTTACCCGGCAGGTTTCCCCGTGGCTTAAGCCCCGCCAGTGGCTTAGGGGGAAAGCTCAGGCATGGCCTCCCTTCCTCGCGGCGTCTGTTACTGCCCCCATGCCGTCAACAAGCCCTATCAGGCTCGGGTGTGGTGGCAGGGTCGCCGGTGGTCGCTGGGCTATTTCGAGCACTGGGAAGTAGCGGCTCATCAGGTAGATCAGTGCTATCGGGAGATCGAGCGGTGGGCAGCCATGCGCCTTCCGCCGCCCATGCTGGCGCTGCAGCATCGGGAGCGGATGGGACAAGCAACGTCACCACCCGCCCCGGATCATCCGCCAACCTGAAGGCCCGCACCTGGCCGGCGGCGGTGTCCTCAGCCAGCAGCAGACCGCGCCAACCGTCCTGGTGCTCGATCGGGGCCAGCAGCAGAGCGTCATCAGCCAGAAGGGCCAGCGGTGTGGGCGCGGGTGCCCCCTCCCCGGCAGTGGCCAGGGCGTCATAGAAGGCCATGGCAAAACCTGGCGCCTGGCGTTGCTCGCAGAGGGCCAGCATCGCAGCGCCGGCCTCCGCAGGCGGGCCGGTAGGCGCTCCCCCGCCCGCCTTGGGTGGCAGGGATCGGCAGAAGTCCTCCTCAGTGAATGGTTCGGGCCGCTTCTCGGTGTCCCGGTGTGCGTTGGCGTACCAGGCGTGCAGGTTGGCGATCGGCAACTCTGCCGCGTGCTGCCGTTCCCTCAGGAGGCGGGCGCCTTCTTCGAGGGCTTCCCAGATGAAGGTTTCAGGGCACCAGGCGAATCGCTCGCGGGTGAAGGCGGGGTTGTGGGGCCAGAGGTCATTGAGCCGCCAGAAGATGGCACCCCAGTCGGTTTGGGCAGGTCCGGCTTTCCCAGGCTGTCGGCCATTGCCTGAAGCACGGTATCGGGGTCAACTGGGGCCCCGCCGCCCCGCTGCTCCCGCAGCATGAAGGCATAGATGGCATCGCGGAGGCCCTCGGTCAGACCGGCGGTGTCCTCATCGGTCCAGGCTGCACAGGAGGGGTCCACCTTCCCCAGGCGGTAGACGATCGCTGCGGTGACAAGCCGCGTTACCTGCGCCTGGTTCTGGGCTGACAGGCGGGCATCGATGTCCCTGATCAGCCGGTGCTCCCGCAGGCGGATGGCGTCCTCCAGGGGCTCCAGCACCACGGGGATGCCGATGTGCCGGGCCATCAGGCGGGCGGCCACCAGATTGGCGGTCGGCTCCGGTAGGGCATCCACCTCGCGGATGATCTGAGCCAGCCGGTGGGTCTGCTCCGTCACCGTGGACTGGTAATTGACCTGATCGATCATGATCCGCTCCCCGGCCAGGAGAGAGCCGAAGACCGGGAACTGGAGGATGCCCGTGCTGGCGTCGCCCACGTCCTCGACCTTGACTTCAGGGGCAGTGACGAAGGGAAGGGGCACGGGTCAGCCTGACCGAACGGCTTAGCTTTCCGGCTCAGGTTCCCGCCACGGCCTCCAGGATCCGCTGGCGCAGCTTCTCACCCAGCGGATAGGCAGGGATCCCCGGAGCCTGCACCGCACCACTGACCGCATCGGTCCAGGGCCTGGCAGGAAGGATGGTGCCGTTGCGCAGCCGGGCCCCTTCGTGAACGGCGGTGGCGTAGTTGGCGCTCCAGCGGGCCTCCAGGACAAAAGGATTGGGGTTGGAATAGTGAAACGACTGAAGCAAGGTTCCTCGGTCTTTGATATTGCGGGGGCTGCCGACTACCACAAAGCTTCGCCTTGCTTTTCCCGATTTGCCGCGACTCCTTCCCATGTAACGCTTGGTTTCTCGTGGCCATTCCCATGCCTGTGCGTTGAACGAGGCCTGATAGCGATCGATCAACTGAACAAACTCCTCGCCCACGATCCGGGCCAGCATCTGGTTCACCTCCCCAGGCCCAGGGCCGCTCACCGTGGTCTCAACTTTGATGCTCATGGGATCAGATCGCGGTGGAAAGGGCCGCCCGGAACTTGTCACCCAGGGCCTCGCGTAGTTCCGCCCCGATGCCACCAACACCAAACGGCTGGCCCAGTTCGAGGATGCGGAGCTGACCCTGTTCCGCGCCATCGGCCAGGGTCGGCAGCACCGTCAGGTCGGTGAGCACGGCCTTACCTTCGGCGCCAGGGAGCATCCCAACGGGGCGGTAGCCGGTCTCAGTCCAGCTCAGTGAAGCGCCGGCCACCAGCCAGCTTGCATTGCCCAGCAGGGCCCAGCGGGTGATGTAGCCCTCCAGGATCAGCGACCCAGCCTTGACACCAGGCAGGTCCTGCTCACTGCGGCCCTGGCTCTTGGCGAAGGCCTCGACCACCACGGCAGGGCCGGCTGCCGGCACCCCCTCGCGGAAGGTGGTGATGGTGCCAGGCGGTGTCCAGAGCATCCGCAGATTGGCGTAGGGGGAGAAGTCGGTGGCCATCAGCTCAGCTGCGAATCAACTGGGCCATGCCGCTGCTGCCGGCGACGACCGGCTGAATCCCCAGGGTCTGGAAAATTCGGCCTTTCAAGTCGGCCAAACGACCGCCGAGCACGGCGCCTGCCGTCCCACCAGCGCCGCCCGATTGGTATTTCACCTGAAGCAGGCTGGTGTCCCACTCCAGAACATCCGCCTTGCGCTTGATGTC